ATCCAAGTCGAGGGCTGTTCAGGCGGCTTGGGATTTAGTGGCGAGCAGGGGTGGGTGCTTTGTCGAGGTGGATGGTGACATAGCAGTTTGGGGTGTTCGTCGTGGGTTTGTAACGAAGACTTTCTTGCGACGGAACCACGACGAGTTGTTGAGGATGGTACGCGCAAGGCGTGCTGCCATGGGGGCAGAGGCGGCAGTGGCGGATGTGATGCCAGGAGGCAAGGTACTTTGCCGAAAGATAATTGTTGACTAGCAACTGCGATCATGCAGTGATGGGGGAGATCATGAGTCTTGGAACTCTGGTTGCGTGTGTTGTTGTAATCCTGTTGCTCCCGACAATCACGGGTTGGGTGTATCCGATTGTGACTGGTTTGATCGACAGGATGTTTGGGAGATGAGCAAGCGGCCGCCAGCCTGGGGAGTTGGTGGTCACTGGTTCGACCCAATGGAGGGTGTACAGACAACGGTGTCTGGCGGGGTAGACGATGTCTATATTGCCTACACAGCGATGCCGAGCAGAATTAGCCAACTCCAGTCAACATTGCGCTTGAGTGACCTTTGGAAGCCACGAAAGGCATGCAAAAATGGCAACAAACCGAGGAAAGGCTAACCGCCTGAAAGGGCACAACTTTGAGCGAGAGGTCGCGAGGTGGCTTCGTGAGCTGTTTCCAGAGGCCAAGAGGGGCATACAGACCCGTGAGGGATTTGAGGCGCCTGACGTTGATTGTAGGGCCTTGTGGGTGGAGTGTAAGCGTGGTGCTAAAGTATCTGCTACTTCTGCAATGAGGCAGGCTATGGACGCCAACGAGAAGTCAGGCGGTACCAGGATGCCGGTAGTTGTATGGAAGGCGGACCGAGAGCCTATGATGGTAGCAATGGAGGCCGAGGACTGGAAAGAGGTGCTTGAGGGGTGGTTGCGGTGGTCAAATGGGTGAGATGATTGGTCTTGTCTGTGACAAGTGTCGTTGTCAAATCAGCAACCCGCTGGACGGGTGGTTAGAGTGGATCAAGTCAGATAAGGGTGAGGGGTTCGGGTTCAGGGTTTGTCATAGTCGGTCAGACGACAACAAAAACTGTTTCAGTTACGGTCAAAGCCAGAAGGCATACGGGTTGTGTTTGTACTCGTTGCGTGGTCAGCCTGGAATGATGGAGATGGTCGATCTATTGGTTCAGCATCAGGCCATTAGGGCTAGCTGGGCACAGATGTTTCGGCGTTTATGGGAGTGTGGTCTTTTTGACGAGGAGTGAGTCATGGGGTGCAAAGGCAAGAAGGGCAAAGGGAAAGGCGGCAAGAAGGGTCGTTGATGCGTGTTTGTGAAGTGTGCCACGTGAAACCTGACCAGAATCACATTCTGAACAGGTTTGAGTTTGAGCGCAGGGAGCACGACCGGCGTCCGGGTCCGATAGTGCGGTATCTGTGTTCTAGTTGTGCGATGCAGTTGGATTTATTTGATGGCAGTGAGGACCACAGAGGCGGCGGGGGTCCGAGGCCGGCTGCTTAAGGTTTGTCAATGGATGGTTTGCCGGTAGTCGTTTCTGGTCTTGGTCGTTGCGGCTCGTCGATGGTCATGCAGATGCTTGTTATGGGCGGTCTGAGGTTAACTGGTGATGCGACGTGGCCAATGTGCGAAGACGGCAGGTCATGTTGGCTCCCCAAAAAAGTCGGGTGGTTGCAGGAGGTTGTTCCCGGCTGTGTGGTCAAGATACTGAATCCGGATTACTACAGGCCCCCGCCATCGGACAGGTTTAAATTTAGTTGTGTGTGGCTAGACCGTAATCGTGAAGAGCAGGTCAAGAGCTGGGTCAAGTACGGGAAGAACCTCAAGAAACAGCAAGCAATGATTCGCGATCTGACTCCTAGCCAGATACGGAACATTATCAAGCACAGGACTGAGCGCGGTGTTCGGGTTATGTGCAAGATTTCGCAGGGGCGTTTCCTGCGGTTGAGGTTTGAGGACATTCTTGACGATCCTGCACATGCAGCAATGGAGATGTGCAGAACATTCAAGTGCGACCTCGACACTGTCAAAATGGCCCAGGCCATCATGCCTCGAGGGCACAAATGTATTGATGGTTTTTTAGAGGCCGGCAACATGAAGCCGGGGGTGTGTAACCTGAGATGAAGGGGTATAAGAGCGACAAGGCAGCACTGGCAGATGCCAAGAAACGACTTAGCGAGCTGTCCATAGAGGCTATCGAGGTTATTGAGCATTTAGCCAAATACTGTGGCAACGAGAACGTCAGGCTGTCAGCAGCCAAGACCATCATTGAGTATAACCTTGGCAAGCCAGCCCAGGCTGTTGATGTTGACGTAACACACAACATGTCCCAGCTATCTGATGATGAGGTAATGCAACGTTTGAGGGAGCGTCTGCTTGCTTATGATCAAATGCGAATGCTCGAGGAAGGTGAAGAAAATGAGCAATGAGCCTTTGTCGCAGAGAGAGGTTGATCAACTAAGGCTGGATGTAATGGTCCAGATGTTGATCCGCAGGGTCAAGCACAAGGACAAGTCAAACGTTGTTAGACACTTACGGTTTCCCAGGCCCCGTCTTGATGCTTACATCATGCGTAAGGGCAACCCTCCGCCGAATGTTGTGGACAAGAGAATGCACGCCCAGGAGATTACCGGGTCGATTCCACATGAATTGCGGTTTCCGTGGGAAAAGGGTCTGCGTCTAGAGCTTGACGTTGGCGACATTCCTCCTGTTGTTGAGCGGGCTGTGCGCGATTTGCTGAATCTTCATAAGGACCGCAGTCTTAGTGACGATGCTTTCAGGGAGGTTCGTCATCATCTGCTTCAGCTTGTTGGTAGGCAGATGAAAAAGATCATGGGGGCTGATTTCAAGGGAGAGCCACTGAAGGCGCAGGACCTGGTTGACCTGAAGAACTACGAGGACGCCGTGGCGCTGAAGCACGCCAAGGAGAAAGTGAAGGCGGCTGCTGAGCGTGTTCGCATTCTCCCGAGGCTTCCAGGCTATATCCATCCGGATAGGATCAAATACCAGGGATGAAGCACAAGGTCACACTAAGGCCTGCTTGTGATGCCGATCGCGGATTCATCCTGAACAGCTGGGTGCGCTCCTACGCCAAGAGAGCCGTCGCTGGTATACCTCAAAGCAGAATAGGCCCACCGAGAACAGATCCTGATGTCTACATGGATGGGCAAAACAGGGTTTCAGAGGTGATTTTGGGTAGATCTACAGCAACTGTCGCCTGTTCGTGTGATGATGATGACCAGATATTTGGTTATATTGTGTACGAATTGCCGGATACTTTGCATTATATCTATGTCAAAGTACCGTTCAGAAGGCTCGGTATAGGTCGTTTGCTGGTCAGTTCTTCGGGTCTCGGAGAGAGTAAGCGTGTATATTCCACGCACTGGGGGCCGTCTATACCGAAAATATTCGACGGAATTGAGATATCCTATAACCCATACAGGTGGTTAGAATGAGCGAACAAGGTTTAAAAATTAGGGCCGTCAAACTCAGCAGGGATTCAGTGATTTACGTCGAAGGGCGTGGAAGAAAATCTGATTTTTGTGTTGCAGGCTCCAGTTACCCATTGGGATTTCAGGAGGTGTACTCAATTGAGCGGGTTTCCGGCGGGGTCATCATTGTATCGGATCTGATGTTGGACAAAATCAGTAGAATCGCAGAGATACCAGACTCAAGAATAATCGGTATTTACTACGAGGATGAGTAGAGAGCTGTACGAGCTATACGACATCATTGAAAAGCGCGGCATTGGTGTCACTGCGCTAAAGCGCTGGTGTCCACACAAACCGACCACCAAACAGAGTCGTTTTCTGGACCTTGATTGTTATGAGGCGTTCTTCGGCGGGGCGGCAGGCGGCGGTAAGAGCGACGCGCTGTTGATGGGTGCTCTGCAGTATGTTGATATTCCTGAGTATTCGGCATTAATATTGCGGAAAAGCTACACTGACCTAGCTCTTGCTGGTGCTGTTATGGACAGGGCTTACGGTTGGTTGGGTGGTACAGCGGCGCATTGGAACGGCACGGACAAGACATGGACGTTTCCGAGTGGTGCAAGGCTGACGTTTGGCTACCTGGACACTGACAAGGACAAGTACCGATACCAGTCCGCAGAGTTTCAATATATTGCTTTTGATGAACTTACACAGTTTCCGGAGAGTTCATATCGGTATCTCATGAGTCGTGTACGTCGCACATCCGGGTCCAAGGTGCCATTGCGCGTGCGGTCGGCGTCCAACCCAGGCGGCGTAGGGCATCAGTGGGTGTTCGATCGGTTTGTTGCTGATTCGTCCGACTCAAATAGGGTCTTTGTGCCAAGTCTTCTTGGTGATAATCCTTACATAGATGCCGAGGAGTACCGAAAAAGCCTGTCACAGCTCGACGAAACAACGAGACGACAGCTCGAGCTTGGACACTGGGTTCAGGACACCCAAGGTCTCGTCTACAAGTACAGCGTGTCGAGAAACAGTGTTGAACGGCTTCCGGAAGGCAAGTGGCGCTACGTACTTGGAGTCGATTTTGGGGCATCACAGATCGAAGCAACAACGGCGTTTGCAACGTGGGCGTTCAATTCTCAAGAGACTGAAAAAGTATATCTGGTGGAGTGTACGCGACACGCCGGAATGATCGTATCCACCATTGCTGAGCAAATTCAGGCCCTGATGGAGGTATACGACTATGAGAAAATGGTGGCAGATCAAGGGGCCCTTGGCGTTGGTTACATCGAGGAGCTTAAGCGGCGCCACAACCTCCCGGTTCATCCGTCCAAGAAAGCGAACAAGCTGGGATTTCGAAAGTTGTTCAACGGTGACCTTGAACGGGGTAACGTTGTCATATGCCGAGCCGGGTGCTCCGACTGGATTGATGAAGCAGAGCACCTCATGTGGGACAAGACAGGAATGAGGAGTGATGGCGGTTACGCTGACCACGGGACTGATGCTGCCCTGTATGCCTGGAGAGAGGCCAGACACTTTATGTATGTTGAAAAAGAGCCATTGCCAGAAAAGGGCACACGGGCCTACAATAAAAAAGTAGAGCAAAAGTATCTAGAAAAGCTCACACAGCGCGTTAAGGACAGGCAAAACGATATTTTCAGCGGGATATTTCAATGACCGCAGATGACGCGAAGAAGCTTACGTTATGGATGCAGTCACACGGGGTTGTGCAGTTTGCTTTTGATGGTTTGCAAGTTGCATTTCATGCACGTTCTGTGAAGGTAAAAGAGCAGAACTCAGGCGCAAAAGGTGCCGCGCCATACAGGGGTAATGTTCAGTCTCAAACTATGACTGAATATTTATTCCCCGATATCGGGGCGCCAGATGCCGAGAGTTACAAAGTCTAGACTTCAGAAATCCGAAAGAGAATCAACCAGCGGCACGGTCAGGGGCAATTGGTGGGACGCTGACGAGGAGCGTGTTCACGAGAACGTGTGGCCTTTGGTGCGCATTCTTCGCACCGAGCAGGCACACCGCGATTATTTCAACCGTGTATTTTATTCCATGTTCACTGGTCGCGGCGTCAACAGTCTCGATGGTGACAGATATGCGGTGCGTGCCTATGGTACTGGCGACCTGCAGGTCAATATTGCAAGGGCTATTGCCACTGCCGCCAACAGTCGTATCGCTAAGGACAAAATTCGTATTTTGTATTTGACCGAGGGTGGTGATTGGTCTCAGCAATCCAGGGCCAAGCGTATTACCAAGGTTGTAAATGGCGCGTTTTCGTCATCTGGTTTTTACTCGGAGAACGCAGGGGCTCAGAGGGACTCGTGTGTGTTCGATCTTGGTGCTGTGTATTTTTATAGGGAAGGGACGAAAATAAAAGCCCAGAGGGTTCCTGGTAACGAGATTCGTGTTGATTACTTAGACGGTCGTTATGGTCGTCCGAGCTCGATGCATCGTGAGGTTTCTATTCCGCGCAGTGTTGTTTTATCGATGTATCCGGACAAAGCCAAGTCTATCAAGTCTGCCAGTTTATCGAGTACGTCTGTAGTGTCATCGTCGCACAGCCGGTGGATTAGTGACTGTATCGATCTTGTGTACTCCTGGCATTTGCCAAGTGGCCCAGAGTCTGAAGACGGGTTATTCGCCGTATCGATTTCAAACGACACGCTAGAGTCGTCCGAATACGAGCACCCATATTTTCCATTTGTGTTTCACAGGTGGGAGGAGTCGCCTTACGGTTTTTATGGTCAGAGCATTTGTCATATTTTGACTGGCACGCAGTACTCGATCAACAAGGTTGTTAACGACATCCAAGATCACGTTGACCTGTCTACGGGTTTTGTGGCTATTGAATCTGGGTCACATGTGTCGAAAAATAGCATTGTAAACATTCCGTGGCCAATACTCGAATACACGGT